TGTGCCTTGACTCTATTTGAGAGTTGTGATCTAGTTCGCACATGGTGAAGCGCGAGACTTGACAACACTTACGATCTGTGAGTGATCCTCGAACTAGACGCAGGATCTAACACATCACGCATGTCAAGAGGTTTAGCTTGAGGGCCTCATCTATTTGATAAGGCTTAATGAATCTCTTGACTCATCACGCTCTCTGTGCATCTCGCACATCAAGCCATCAGACGCACCACTCAACCAGTGTCCTTATACTCTCGCCTTGCCTGGCTTGCAAGTGTTGCGGTGGTGCGGGAAGTGGACAGCTCCACACTCACACTTGCGCTCTCGCGTCTCACGCAATGAGCGGAACCAGTCCACGCGATACGGAGCGCCGCAGCCGCACACGGGTGGGTTGATGTAGTGCTGCGGATGCTTGGCCAGCGTGCGCCTGGCGCCGCAGCTCCTGCGTGCGCATCGGCAGCGATATCGCACCGGCCTGGCAGATATGCGGCGCGCGCGGTACTTGCGCGGCAGGCCAGCATCAGAGCGCAGCTTACGCGCGGCGCCGCTGCTCATGCTTCGGCATGATGGTTGAGCCGACATGCAACCCGCGACACACGGCGCATGGGTACACATGCATATTGCAATCCTCGCGCTTTGCCAGCCTGGCCGCTGCGCGCTCCGCCTGTTTGCGACTGATGAAGCGGGCCTTGCCGTTGCAATCAGACTGCGCGGGCCGGCTCATCTGCTATCAGCTCCAGGCCCTTGACCGGCTCACCCTTCGCCGCGCTCTCGATGGATGCGGCCTCAAACTCCTGGGCCTTTCTCACTGCAGTCTCATACTCAATTGCAGCGCGGTCCATCTCTGCTTTGGTGGCATTCAATGCCTCACGCGCCTGAGTGACTGCGAGCTTTGCGCGCGCTAGGCGGAGGCCAGCATCATATTGATTGCTGCGCAGCTCCAGGGCTTCTTTCCTGCTCATGAGAGACTCCTATGCACTGCGCCGATGATAAACCCGATCACCAGCTGCACGCCAACAAACCACCAGAAAAGACGCTTAATTAGCTTTATTGTCACGGGGCTGCTCCTCCCTTAGATCAACAGTTCTGCCACATCCTGGGCAGACATTGGGAGCCGGCCTTAGCGAACTCCACGCGCCATCATCACATGAGCGCCGCAGAATGCCGAAGCTCACCGGCCACCAGATGCACTTAGAGGCCAGGAATGCAGTCACTGCCAGTAGCTGCGGTGCATGTGGCCAGCAGCCGGCCAGCGGCGCCATAAGCTGCGTAGCCAGCGCATCACAGGACTCCCCACTGCGCGGCCATGGCATCCGCTATGCCAAGCATGGTGCGGCTGCGCTCTTTCCACCTGTCAGGGCCTGGAGATGCGAAATGCACACGGGGCACGCGGCCATCCACACAATCAGTGGGCACAAGCGGTGGCAGATTCTTGAGCCATAGGCAAGTTGCTTTAACTTCGCCATGGCCAAATTGCCACGGCTGAATGATCTGATCAGGCTTGCGAATTTTGCTGCTGATGATGCTCACCGGATTCTCTATGCAGATCCGGCGTATCTCACCATCCTCAAGGCAGTATGGCTCCATCAGGTAGCGCACGAACTCCAGCGCCTCCGCCTGCTCCTGCCTCTTGTGCTTGAACCAGCGAGCGCCGCTGACGGCAAGGTGCGTGCATGGCGGGTGAGCAATCATCAAATCCCAATGCTTATATGTGGACAGGATCTGCCGCACATCACACTGGTAATGGAATGGCGAATCATCATCAGATGGCAGCAGATCACAGCTCCACGCATTGTGCCCACGGCCACGAAAGGCCCGGCGCACCACGCCTGAGAACTCACACGCTATAAGCACCTTCACCGTGCCGGCTCCGGCTGATGCGTGACGGCCCTGAGATTTGCGATGCGGCCATCAATATCCGCTAGCGCTTTGTGGAATTTCTCAACGGCCTCCTCCCGCTCTCTCGCCAGCGCGGCGAGCTGCTGCGGAATCACCTGATCAGGCGGCAGCTCCGGAAGATCCACCTCCTGCCATTCCGTCAGCCTCACATAGTCGCTGGTGGGCGAGTAGTTCTCATCCATCTCCCCGGTCTGCCAGTCCTTGCGCTGCGCCACCGGAGTGACGTAGCCCATGGAGGTGGAGCGGAAAATTGCTATGCGAATCTTCATGCCTCCACCTCCTCGACACGCACGGTGCCCAGGAACGGCGCGGCGTGGGTGTCCGAATACACATCAGCCACTGAGCAATCCGGAGACTGTGCAAATGCAGCGCGGGCTGCATCCTTCATGTCAAAGCCCATCACGCGGCGCACGCTGTCACAGGGCACTTCTGGCCGGGCATGCGCGGCGGGATCAATCGACAGCTGGACAATGAAGCGGCGCTTTATCCCATTGCGGAGGCTCATGACTGCATCCCTTGGCGAAAGGCCACCAGGCTGGCCTGCAGATGCAGGGCCTGCAGCTCCAGCCGGCAGGCCGCGCTCAGGTCATGGCGCGTGGCGTCCAGCGCAGCGGCCAGGGCCTGAATCAGCGCGGGAGTGACAGTCACGGGGATGGTGGGCATGCGGGCCGCTGAGAGCGGCTGTGCAGCGGCCAGGCGGGCACGCTGGAAGGCGGTCACATTGGAAGCAGACACTTTGGCACCTCACTTGAGAAAAGGCCCCAGGGGTTGCCTGGGGCAGTGGTGGACGGCTCACAAGGTGAGAGCTTCGGGCCTTAGATTTGAGCCGCTAGGAGGGCTCAGGGAAATGGCTTTCTGCTCTCGACGTAGACAAGGCTACGCCCTTTCCCGCTATAAATCCACTACTGCATCACAATTTTAGGGCTGTGATAGGGCAGCGGCCCGGCACTCCAGATATTGTCCAATCAGATCCGCATAGGCCACGATCACATCCCCGGCATCACGGTGCGGGACCGGCGCCAGCTTCGGACAAGCTGCTGTCACCTGGGAGCGGTTCACTTCCACCCTCACGCGCTGCATCGAGCAGCCGCACAGTGTCAGCATCAAGCACGCAATCCCGATAGACCGTGTTTTCACGCACCACCTCCCGCACCTGGCCGTTAATGGTCTGATTCCGCACCCTGATGCGCGCAATGCGCTCCGCGGTCCGCGCCTCCACGGCATTGGCTGACTCCACGATGAGCGCGGACATGGAGGCTTGCTGTGCAATCGCGTGATCCTTGCCAGCTTTCCAGCCGGCCAGCACAAGGCCAATCGCCAGCACCACCGCCACAGCGCCACTCAGCAGCATCCTCACTCAGTAGCTCCACAGTGTGGGCCGTGGTTGCCCTGGCGCCTCACGCAGCGTGTCCAGGTGAATGAAGCGGCCAGAGCCTTTCTGGTTGATGCCAATCCCGGTAAAGCCGCGCGCATAGGCCAGGCCCAGGAGGAGGTACGCATCGCTGCGATCAACCTGCAGATCCGATGCCTTGCCCGTGGTATGCGGGCCCGTGGTGCCCGTGCTGCTCACTTTCGCATTGTGGGAGGGGCAGCGATATCCGCTGCTGATGATGATGGGCTTGCCATAGTCACCGCGCAGCTGATCGAGCTTTTCCAGGTAGGCAGGGTCCATGTCCGCACGGCCACAGCCACACTTACACTCAAACTCATTGATATGGAAAAATCTCATCTCTTCCCCCGAAGTCTGCGCAGGACCGGGCTTGCCTCTGTGCGGATCTCCGCCTCAGTGGCCGTGCCGGATAAGACGCGATACTCGCGCCGCAGGTAGGCATTGTCACTCAACCATGGCTTTGTGAAATTGGTATCCAGGTCATAGGGGAAATAGGCTACTTGCCAGTTATCTCCCCACATGCCGTGTGGCTGCATGTCCGCGCCGAACATAGGCAGCTTGAAAATATCTAGGGTGGGCTCGCGCCATGCATAGCCGCGCTCCTCCAGGGCAAGGCGTGTCACCACGGCCTGATCAGAGCCGCAGATGAAGCGCTCTGATTCCTCGATGAATGCCGGATCTCTCAGACATTCCCACCAGTGCGGCTTTGATCCCAGCTGCAGCCTGGCCGTGCTGCAGTTCACGCCAAGCCAGGTATCCAGATTCTTGCCGAACTTATAGCCCTTGTGCAGGTGATGGCTGCGCGGTACCCAATACATCTCCGGACGCTCGCGCCATCGGTCTGTGAGACACACGCCCGCGGTGGGCTTGATCATCACATCAATATCAGTCCACTGCGCCACATCATCCCCGAGGTGATCAGCCAGGCGCTTGCCCGGATCACCCCACAGGCCAAGGCGCATGTAGCAATCAAAGCCGTGCGAGTGGAGCCGGCTGTAATCATGCACGGGCCAGATCGGCCACGGCTCGATGCCCAGGGCCTGCAGCTCCGCATGCCACACGCCATCTGAGATGCAGATATGCCGCGCATCAGGCACGGCCTTGCGCAGCATGTGATCAACGCCGGCCACGATCTGCGGCGTATAGCCCGCGCCCTCTCTCCATCCACCGTGTGGCAGCCAGAGAAACGTGATGAATGTCTTACTCATCCGCCGGCAACCAGCGTCTCAAGTGGCGTGTCATGCTTGATGGCGCCGGCCACCAGCTCATCCGTTGTGCCTGGCCCACCAGCTGGCACAGCGCCAGGCTCTGCAGTCGGCGGCGCTGCAGGCAGCGCGGCATCAGCCGCGGGCAGTTCCAGCTCCGTGGTGGCCATCTGCGGCACGCCATCAAAGAGCATGTTCCGGCGGAACAACTCCGCGCGGGCAAGAATGCTCTCTGTCATATTTGGCTTGGGCTTCTTCACCGTGTGTAACCTCTCAGGGCTTCCATGCTGGCTTTGCGAACCAGGCCAGAGGAGCGCTGCTGATCACGGGCCGCACGGCGCTGGCGAGCTTTGATCAGCTCTTGCGCGGCATCATCACCGGCCACCACTGGCACGGGTGCGGCGCCACCACCGGCCTGGCGCTGGTCATCCTCAAATATCATGGAGTCATCGCGCGCAATGGTCAGCCGCTCCATGGCGGAGGCCAGGCGCGCAGCGGCGCCGGGCACATTGGCGGAGGCTTCGGGCTTCACCTTGTCCACTGCAGCTTGCGCGCTGCTCACCTCATCCGTGAGCATGCCGCGCAGGGAGTCCGTGTCATCGGTGGGCTTTTTCGGCGCGGCCTTGATCTTCTCCGCTTCGCGCTTGTATGCCTCATTGGGTACAGAGTAAATCTCGCCAGGCTTCTCCCCGAACTGCAGCCCCACCGCCTTGTAACGATCAGCCAGCGCGGCGCGGTCCTGGGTGTAACTCTCCTCCACCAGCTGGCCATTGAACTTGAGGCGATCAATCAGATACCGCACATCCTTCGTCTCTTTGTACTTGTCCAGCGCGGCGCCACCAATCTTGATGGCTTCTCCAAGCACATTCCCAGCGGTGGCATTTTCCACGGAGCCGGCCACGGCAGAGCCTACGCTGTCCGATGCCTCCGCAATGCCAGCCGCTGGAATATCACCAGCGCGGCCCAGGAGCGCCATGGCACGGCCCACCAGCGCGGGATTGCTCTTGCGGAGGAGCCCTTTCTCATCCAGATCCGATTCCAGGCTACGGATCACATCAGAGGTTTCCGTGATGCGCTCGCGTGCCGATGCCCAAAGTGCGCCATCTTCCGCGCGGGCAGTGCGCCGCTGCTTCTCCATGTCGGTGCGCACGTTATCCGTGAGCGCATCGGCTTTCTTTCTCACCTCACCCATGATGCTGGCGGAGCGGTCCGGATCAATGAGCGCGATCTCCTGGGCCTGCTGGTAGAGAGACTCCACAGCGCGGCGCTCGTATTCCTCGCGCGTGTCCACCTTGTCATCACCAGCGCCAGGCAGAAACCCATCCAGGGCCTTGAATGCCTGAAAGAAACTCTGGTTATCCTGCAGCTGGTATTTCACCTTTTGCTCACGGCCCACCTCATCGCCCACCATGTTGAGGAGAGCGCTGCGAAACTTCTTATGCTCGCCCACCGTCATGGGAGATTCAGACTGCTGGCGGATCTCGGTTGCCAGGTCAGGATTGGTCTGAGCCAGGCGCGCAAGGGCGCCATCCTCACCCAGCACGCTATCCACCAGGCGTGAAGTGTCGCCGCGCTCGCGGTACAGGGAAGGGTTGAGGATGCCCTGCAGCCGCGGCAGCACAGTGCCGGCAGCGAAGTGGCCAGGCGCACGCTGGGCACGCTTCACGACGCCAGGCGCGCGATTGGTGCCACTCACGGCCACCTCCTCTATCAGATTCGGATCATCGTATTCCGACATGATCAGCCTCCGCCGCCGAGATTCAGCCCAATGCTCTTGAATATGCCGTTGCTCTGTTTGCCCTTGCTGGTGGCCGTCAGCAGAGAGTGGGCCTCATCCACGGATATGCCCAGCTCCTCCGCCAGGCTGGTGGCAAACTCTTGCGCCTGCTGCTCACTGAACTGCTGGCCCTCACTCTCCGTGGTGACTGTCGGCGCACCGAAAATCTCACCCAGCGCACGGTAAGGATCAAGCACGCTTGAGCCGCTGCCGATGCTGGCCAGCTCGCCCAATGAGCCCAGCGCCGTGGCGCCGCGCTTGTTCTGCGCATCGAGCAAGCCCAGGGCTGCATTGTCACGCTGCGTCAGATCCGCCGCGCGAAGGTTCGCCGCACCACTGGCAAACTCTTTCAGGATGCTGGAGGCCGCGGCGCCCTGGGCCACGCCCTCACGCCCACCACCCAGCTGGCCAGCGGCCACCGCGCTGCCGCGGATTGCAGGGTTCAGCTCCTCATTGAAGAAGCGGCCCAGGTCAGAGCCCAGCGCATCAATCTGGCCGTTCAGCACAGTGCCGTTATCATCGGCCAGGCGCCGATTGAGGTAATCCTCACCCGCGCCACCTTCGCCCAGGCGATCCAGGATGCCCACTCCGCCCGTAAAGAGCTGGTTGACGCGATCCGTGGCGGCGCCTGGGTCAATGGTGCCGGCGGCGCCCAGCGCTCCACCGTAGAGCTGGCGCAACAGATCCGCGGAGAACACGGAGTCTGAGCTGCGCGTGATGCCACCAGAGGAGCCGGAGGAGATGGCGCCGGAGTTGCTGGTGGAGCTGGAGCGATTGATGGAGGAGCCATAGCTATCAGAGGTTTGATTCTGATTCGAGCTGCTGGAGCTGCCACCAAAGAGTGATTTAAGGAGGCTCATTGTTAGTTCACCTTGTCCCAGGTTCCGGCTTGATTGTACACATACAGGCCCTCTCCGGCGCCTGGGTTCCAGTTCACACCCACAGCCCACACCACCATTGCTTTGTGCGGCTTCTGCGGCTCCACATCAATGGGCGTGAGCTGTGCGAATTCAAAGACGCCAAGCGCATTGGAGATGCGGCGCAACTCATCGGCCAGCCAGGTGCGCAGCTCGCGCTCCGGCGGATTGCCTGGCTGATATTTGGCCGTCATACATAGCCCCGCATCTCAGCCTCAAGGGCCAGGTATGTGATGAGGCTATCCTCCGGCACACGCACAGAGACGGAGATAAGCCGGCCCTGCACACTGCAGTTGATGAAGGGATCAACTCCCAGCACAAGCGGCATCTCCGCGGACCATGTGACCGGGCCATCCGCCACGGCCTGCACACCAATGCGCACATAGACCGTGCCACCTTCGCCGCGCATGTGGATGCGCTTTACGAATTTGAAGCGCTCCGCCTCACCCAGGGACAGAGACAGCCTCTCAAGATAACCCTCACTGAATGTGCCCGCGCGGCCCACAAGCTGCAGGTCATCGGCAGCAAACATCAGGGAGCGCGTGGCGCTGCTGTAGTTCTCCGCATTCCAGAGAACATTGACAGCCTCCCACTCCTCCGTGACCGAATCCCACAGCATGGAGTTGCTGGTATCGTTGACGTAACCCGTAGCAGCATGGCGCACATGGTTTAGCGCTCGCGTGCCCCAGGCATTCTTTGTCAGATCCAGGATAAGGGCCAGGTCACAGAGAGATGATCCGGAGCTTGGGAAATACACCCACACTTGTGAGGTGGCCTGATGGTAGACCACCGACAGCATCTCAAAATTCTCTTGGCTCACCTGGCCGAACAAGTACAAGCGCACGCGATCATCCGCAATGCTTTGCACGTTGACGCCATCGGTTAGGACGATATCTCCATCAGTCACCACAAAGTGGCGCCCGCCAAGATCCGCCACGCTCTTGCGCGTGAAGGCTCCGCACTGGCTCAGGGCCAGGCGGAACACATAGACAAAATTCCCTTCCACGAAATCCGCCAGGTACATGGAGGAGGTTTTATAAAAGGCATAGGAGCCGCGCAGCGGTACCATGCACTGGACGCGGCCAGGAGTCTGCGCAAGCTGAGTATCTCCGGCCTGATTGGATGCGGAGGGCGTCCATGATCCGGGCACGGCGCCAGGCGGCGCGGCATCGGACCACATCACCTTGCTGGGAAACTCACCCGCCGGCTCATCAATGTCATACGCAAAGATATGCGCGGCGCCCGCGGCCACACCTCGCGCCACAGTAGCAGCGGGCCAATCCGGCAGCGGCTCGAAATCATCGGACGGATCACCGCTCCACCAGTGCGGCGCATTGAATCCATTTGTAAAGATCGGCAGGCCATTGAGCTGCGTGCTGATGATATCCGGCGGATTCACCGGCAGCAGGCCCCCGCCTGGCGTCACATCCACATGCGGATTGCTGGTTTCCACGGCGGAAACTGTGTCCTCCCCCCAATAGATCCACCAGTTTTGCCCAAGGGCCTGAATGTTCAGGATGTGGTAGGGCACATCGAGCAACGTCCCATAAGCCTGATCCATCGGCCTTGCCAGCTGCATGCCACCATTCTTCGGATGCATGTTGATGACATGCGACCACGCATCAGGCGGCAGCTCATAGGGCGGCAGATCAGAGACAAGGCCCTTGCTGGGCATCATCTTAAATAGCTTCTTGGGATAGCTCATGGCGCGCTCCGCCGCGGCGCAATGCGTACTTCCGGGATGTAGTCGAACAATGTCCCAGCCGATGCGCGCTCGCCACGCATGCGCGTGCCCTGCTGAGAGAGCCGTGATTCTTTGTCGCGGCCAGGCATGAAGGTGCGCATGCTCATGCCAGGACCGTAGGCAATGGCACTCAGCACGCCAAGAGATTTGGCCTGCTCAATGTCATTGGCGGAGAACAAGCTCTGATCTGCATCCTGGCCCTTGCCGTTGAGGATCTCAGGGTGATTGTGTACCAGGGCCATGAGCAAGGATTCCTTCGGGAATTTCAGCTTGGCAGACACATGCGCTTTTTCATCACTGCCCGTGGGATTGGAAAAGCCGTACTCACCAGAAAGCAGACGATACACGGCAGAGGTGGCCTCCACCTTACCGCCAGTGGATGCATAGATGGCAGCTGCGGCCTCATAGAGAGCGTCATCCAGCGTGGCGTACCGCTTCTCACTCACTTGATCACCACGGAATAAACGCCGGTATTTGCGAATCCGAAGGACTGCGCGGCCCATGTCCAGGTTGCATTGCCGCCGGAGTATGAGTAGGACGCACCGGAGCCCGGCTTGAGTACGCCATTGGCCAGCACATAGGTGAGATATCCAGTGCCAGGATCAGCACCAAATCCGGACACGCGCAGAGAGCAATTAGCGTTAAAGCTGTCGTCTGAAAGGATGGCCAGCGTCTTTCCATCCACCAGCGTGGTGGGCGTGCGCGAACCATAACCAGAGCCCAGGCCGGTATTTGATCCGCTGGTTCCAGCGGTCATGCTGCCAGCGTATTTCCCGCGGCCCATGCAGGCCGCAAAGAGCGCGTGCATTAGGTATAACTCACGATATCGCCGGACACAAAATGCAGCGTGCTGCCGCCAGCAACCACCAGACACATGCCATGCGCGGCCACGGTGAAGGTGGAGCAAGTGACGCCGAGACTTGAGAGATATGTTGTGGAGCCCGTGGGCTTAGTGAAGGTTACAGGAGAGCCCCCATTAATCAGGATCAGCATCCATTGATTACCAACCCCATTGGGGATGGTGCCATTAGATGCAGTGAAGCATAACTTGCCGTATTCCAGGCCAGCCGTTGAGGTCAACGTTGGAGCGAATACGCCGCCATAGAACGTATGCGGAGGAAGGTCCGTGGAGTTTCCATACTCCATTGCAGCGATCGCAACCCCGCTGCGATAGACTTTCATCCAATCGCTAGAGGCCGAGCCGGCGTCATTCTGCGCCGACATATGCAAGTTGCCGCTGCCTGGCGCTATCCATTCCCATCGGCGTGCGTTGACAGGTCCAGCAGAATCGAGCAACTCAAACGCCGGAAAACCAGACCGCAGGCCAAGCGATGCGCCCGATACCGATACCCCAAGCTCCGCCACTCCACGGAATGAATGCGTACCTGTCCACACCTGCGCCATCGCTGCGATTTTGGTCGCCAGCGCGGCATTGTCAGCCAGCGCCAGAAAATCCCTCCCATAAGTGGTGGTGGTGAGCGCGGCAATGGCCGTCAGATCCGCATCATCCGCCTGGGCCCCAATGTGCGCGCGAGATGCGGCAGCATCAGCCAGCGTCAGGAATGCACGCCCGTGGCTGGTGGTGGTCAGCGCAGCGATGGCAGATAGATCCGTGTCCAGCGGCTGCCTGGCATCGAGCTGCGTCTGCGCATCGCTGGTGAGCCCGGCTGTAAAGTTGAGCTTTTCCGCGGTCACACTCACAGCGGTTGCGCCGAGCGCAGGGAATGAGCCCTGCACGCACGCCTTGATCAAGCGGATATGATCATCACCCTGGCTCACAAAGTCAGTGGCGCCCACCGGATTGGTGGCCACCAGATCAGCAATGCGGGAGCCGGTTTCAAGGGACATGGCTTAATCCTTTTTCTTGAATGCGCCGCGCAGCGCCATGATGGCGAGCACAACACCTGTAATGGAAGTCACCAGCGCGGCAAGCGTGCCGGCCACCTGCTGCGCAGACTGCATCAATGCCACCGTGGTGGAGGCAATGGACGCAGCGCCAGTTATCAGAGGATGCGATTGCACGGCCTCCGTCACCACTTGGGCCACAGTCGTTGCTGCGACCCGCACTCCCTCTACCATTTTAGTAAGCCCCCACGCCTCCGAAGTTGTAACCCTTGCCGATGCGGGCCGCGCCGCGCTGGCGATCTGCCAGCTCATTGAGCGTGTCACGCGCCGACTCATAGACGCCATAGGCAGCTTGGGCAAGCTCCAGATCCTGCGTCTGCTTGAAAATGTAGAAAGACAGTAGGGCCACATACAGATCCGGATGGGCATCGAGTATGGCCGTGGTGTCTGCGTCACTCGCCATGGCCGCGGGCCTGGCGAAGTAATCAATGCTCACTTCCGCCACGCGCGCCAGGAGCTTGCCATTCACCAGCGCGAAGGTTGCGCGCTGGCCGCGCTTGATGCGGTACTCCATCAGCCCCACCTGTTGCAGCGGCTCATCGGAGGTGTAGACAGAGCGCAGCCCCAGGAAGTCATCCGGGAGCGCGGCCTCACCGCTGGAGGTGTCCAGGGTGTCACTGGCTGCCATCTCATTGCAGCGCAGCTCGCGGGCAATGACGGCCTCCGCGAGTGGAAGAATGGTCAGAAGATCAGCGGCCTTGTCCGGCCTTACCGTCTCCGCCAGCACCAAAGAAAAGAGGGCTGCCCGGTCCATTGTAATCCTTGGTCACACGGTAGGGAATTGAGGCATCTGAGCGCTCAAATTCTAGCATAGCCGCGCTTGACACTTTGGGATCTCTGGAGTTCAGGTCCGGATTGATCCGGCACAGCGCGTGCCAATCGCTCTCCGGTATACGCATGAAGTGACGGCCCCAGGTTTGCGTGCCCTGGCCGAAAGCATCACGCCGGCCACCAGGGGAGAGCCCGCGAAGGCCCTCCCGCTGGTTGTGGTTCAGGTCAAGGATGGCTTCCCTGACCGACTGATCCACGACGATGGCCATTTAGGTTGCCGTCACCGTGCTGGTGAGGGCCGTGTTGCAGATCACGAAATTGGACGCCTCCGCCTTCACGCGCAGACCCCAATCGGCCTTGATGCCCTTTCGGGTGTAGATACCCAGCTTGGCCAGCGGCTCCACGGTGATGCCCTCGATGTAGACCACATCCATGGTGGAGGGGTCCAGACCGAACACATGCGCTGCCGTGCCGGCCACCGTGCCCAGCGGCGCGCTGTAGCCCTTTTGGCTGCGATTCGGGACGATCTGCACCACCTGGCCGAAGTCCGTCTTGAAGAAATCCACATAGCCATTGGCCTTGAGGTTCTCCGTGGTGGAGGTCGCGTCGCTCTGGCCGACGATTGGCACGAAAGCAGCCGGCGTGCCCACCAGATACTCACTGATCCGCTTTGTGATGGAAGGGTGGGAAGTGAGCATGGTGATGTTGCCGCCATCCAGGTACACGCCCTCGATCTGCGTCCGGATATCGGAGAACTTGAGCGCCACCGCGCCAGCAATGCCCACCGTCAGAGCCGAATACAGGCCGGTGGTGGTATTGAATGCGCCGCCCGTGGCGCCATTCAGCACACGGTGGCTCTCCAGCTGCACAGCCAGCGGCGCCGTGCGGCCCTTGGTACCGGTCCCCGTGTCCTGCACAGAGGCATTGTTGCCATCCACGATGGCCGTTTCAATGTCCCGCTGCAGCTCGCGGATGCGCCGCGCCGTGCGGTAGCCCATCTCATCGCTGCGACCGTGCAGGTCAATTTTCAGGGCGCGATCCGTGACGTTCACGGCCTTGAGGTTGTACTGCGTGAAATTGCACTTGCGCGTGCCGGTTTCAGCATCAACGGATGGATAGTCGGTACCTTCCGCCGCGCTCGAATCGCTGGGCGCCGCAAGCTCATCTTCCAGCAGATCGAACTTGTGATTCTTCACCGTGGCCGATGCCAGGCGATCCTGCACTGCAGTCTCGATGTTCAGCGACAGATCCGCGATCTGCTGCAGCACATCCTCCTTTACCAGGCCGGAGCGCGTGACTGCGGCCAGGTCGCCAAAGCTGATGGAGTCATCCGGCTGCGCACCATGGCGCCACGGAACCAGCGGGCCCAGCAAGCCCGCGGGCGTGCCGATGATCAGAAAGGTTGAAATTCTCACGGCGTACCTCTTAAGTAGCGTTTCTCAGAGCGGTTGTGAATCTCTCGCGGGCAGAGGTGGGCTTGCCAGGACGCTGGCCGGTATTCTGCTGCGGAGTGATGCGCGGAGGGCGCCCACCCGTGGCAGTGACAACGGCCTTTTTCCGCGGAGTATTCTTGACGGAGGCCAGTGCTGCTTGCACTTGCTTCTCTCGCCTGGCCGCATCGCGCATGAACTTCATGAGGGCCGGACTGCGCACGGTGCCGACATAGGATGCCGGGATGCCGTATTTCCCAAGGGCTGCAGCGATCTCCGCCACATCCTCATTGCGCCTGTCCTCGTCGCGCCACTCCGGCATTGCTGCCAGGAGCTTTGCTCCGTCTGCCTTGTTCCGTGCTGCCACTCGCGCCGCCGCGGCCCGGAGAGCATCCTGCGAGAGATTCTCTTTCGGTACCACAGTCAGCAGCTCGCGCAGCTCCGCGCGTGTCTGCTCAAACTCCGCTTCCTGCGCAACCCGCTCCTCCGTCAGGGAGAGCCGGTCAGCTTCCAAAGAGTTGAACGATGTGAAGCGGTCCTTGATCTGCCCTACCGTCATGGGCTCTCGCCCATGGCCTGCAGGGATCTTCACCGCGTACAACTCTTCCACCTTGACGCCCAGGCTTGCCGCCAGGGAGTCCAGGCTATCCAGCTTCACTTTCTTGCCGCTCTCGCGGGTGTCGCCAGTGTCGGCGCCATCATCGGCGCCCTCATCGTCTCCGTTTTCGCCATCCTTCAATTGCGCAGCCAGAGCCGCGGCAAATGAACTGGCGCCGGCAGAGCCGCCGTCATCATTCAGGTCAGTCTCCTGCTCCTGATTCTCCAGCTGCGAGCCGGATGATGCTTTCAAAGTCATGCTGTATGCACTCCTCGATACTTTCGAGTAATTGATTTTTTAACCAGAGCTGCTCCCGCTTCTCGCGGTCAGTCTCATTAGCCCAGGATTTAACCACCTCATCACGCTGATTGGCAAGGACGGTGGCAATGGCTGCCTTAATTTGCGGCGCTGTGTACGGCATCAGCCGACTCCTCCCATGGGAAGGGAAGCGGCTTTTCACCGCGGATGTAGCGGCCCACTGCAGCACAGAATCCAGCCACGCCCACGGCCACCTCTGCGAAGTAGCCCACCGCGCGCAGCCGGTCCAGCCAGGCGATTTGCTCATCACCCATCATGGTTGTCTCAGGGCCTGAGTAGCCCGCGACACGCAGCCGCTTAAGCTCAATCACCGCGCCGTGGTAGCCATGCATGGGAAAAAGGATCTTCACATCAGGCACGCCTTTTTTCATGCCCTGGCGCCGCATGGTCATAATCACCCTGATGCGCAGCTGAATATCCGCGCCAGGCAACCAGATGCCATTTGGCACAGCAAACGCAAACTCACCCAGCTTGCGGCCCTCCATGCCCGGCGCTGGCACGCTATCAAGCCACTTCATGGCCTGGGCCTGCATGTCACCCTCGCGCATTTTGCGCGGCTTTTTAGCCTCCGCCTTGACGACAGAGGAGGGCCGGCGCTTGCGGGGCGCCGAATCCTTCGCGCCCTTGGGGCGCCCGCGGCGCTTAGGCTGCGCTGGCGTCTGCTGGCTTTGCATCATCCACATCCGGCTCCGCAACCTTTTCCAGCTTCCTGGCGTCGCGCTCCTCGCGCTTGTCCACCAGGCCCACGGTGAGTTCCGCCTCCTTGCCGTCTGCCTGCACATCCACCTTGTATTTGTCCACCGCGGCGCGCACATCAATGCCGTACTTGTTCACGGCAATGCCCATCTGCTCCAGGGCCACGGCCATCTGCTGCAGATTCGCAGCGGACTGCGCGGCCTGCTGCTGCTGCTGGGCCTTGGATTTCAGGGCCTGCTTCGCGCCATCACTGGTGGGATCAATGAGGTACTGCTCCGGGCTCGATATGTCATTGAGCCGGCACCAGTCACACACGGTGCGATAGTAGCGCTCCGCATCCACCAGCACGCCCTCCATGCCCAGGGAGGCCAGCTTTTCCTGCAGGCCAATGAGCCCACCCAGGGCCTGGCTGCGGCGCTGGCGCTCGCCAGGAGACATGCCAGGCTTGACCACCACCGTGCGGCGCTTCTTCCACTTGGATGGCTCCGGCTGCTCCCAGCGGCCATTGATCTCAACCGGCAGCGGGCCGGTCCATTCCGTGCGCAGCAGCTCATGCGTGAGTAGCCACAGATCCATGATCAGCGTCTGAGAGAATGTCTTAAGCACAAGGCTTGAGAGCTGCTCAGATGCAGAGTACGCGCGATCCAGGCCCATACTGCCCATGCGATCCGGCAGCTGCACCTGGCCCGTGCCCACCTCCAGCGATGCGCCACCCATCTCCGCGCGCACAGTGCGATTGTACTGCAGGCCGGCAATCAGGCCCTGCGTCAGATCCATGGTCTGCAGCGGCATCACCGCATTGCGGATATCGCCCATGGCGTAGCTCTTGCGGATCTGCAGCACGCCGGACGGATCTTGATCCGTCAGCTGATCATTGTTTGCCGCGCCCTCGATGACAGCAAGGCGATTCATGGTCACGGCATTGGCATTGTCATTGAGCATGCGCGTGAGCGCAGTCCCCTGATCCTGCGTTGTGCGCACCTTGTCAAACATGCTGAATCCATCGAGCCGGCCCGGATTGATGAATGGCACGCCGATGGCATAGGGAGGCCGCTTGGAAACTTTCTCCTCACCCAGCACCTGATTATTAGCGATCACCGCGCGATAGCGGCTGCCATCGTGCAAGTAGTAGAGCGCGAACCACTCAATCAGCTGCTGGCGCGGAGAGATGGCCATTGCCTGTATGGTGGTGGAGCGCAGACGGTGGGCAGCGTCATCGGATTTCCACGGCTGCATGCTGGCCGTGGCGCCGTCAACTTTCGCCTCCGGTATCTCCTCCTCATCAATCAGATGCTGGCGCGTGGTTACAAAGCGCTCCGCACATGCCGGGATGTTCTCGAAATCATCCAGCGGCCATTGCATGAAAAGGAAATTCTCAGCGTTTACGTTGGTGATATCCAGGCGCTGGTATTTCTCCACGTTCTCAATCTTGGCTTTGCCAGTTTCCCGGTCCCAATCCACGATCTTTTTCCCGCGCAGCTCCAGGCCCACTTTTGCCAGCCAGTTGACGCCGGCCAGGGATTGGATAGTCACATCCTCGCAGTCAATCACCGCGGCTTTCATCACGCCCATGCGCAGCAGCAGCGCATTCTTCACGGCGCTGGCAATGCGCATCCAGCCCTTGCCGCTCATCACCTGAGAGCAAACAACGGCGCCCTCAAGCTGGGCTTGGAACTTGTCTTTCTCGCTGTCGCCCTCGAACTCCGCCAGGCGATCCGTTGCAAAAGCCTCCGTAACCTGGGAGAGCGTGGATTCCACCATGGCCGACACATCACCACTGACCACCGGGCTGCGGCCCTCCACCTCATCACCGCGCTCCTGCTGCAGGTAATACTTCCACGCATCCTTGCGAGACTCAGCCAGCGCGCTGCCCTCGTACCCATCGAGCGTGGCGAGCATGTGGACGGCGCGTGTGTGGCGCTCTGCGGTGGTGTCTTTGTCGGCCATGGTTATACGCGGCTCCCCAGGTATCGAATAACGGAAGGATGCATTGGCGCCCGCGGCTCAATGTCCGGCGGAGGGCTCACATCAGTCACAGCCATTGCATGGGCCCGCATCTCCTCGCGGCGCGATTCACGCGCAGATACCACAAGGCATGAGTAGGCCACCAGCAAGGCAATGAGAATGAAGCAGCAGATGAAGCCAAGAATGAAATTACCCATGATGCACTCCGATTTTTTTATGCAAACCGCCGGCGGATATTGCGCTTTGTCCAGTCCATGGAGCAAGAGTCCCGGCGGATAGGCTCTCCAGATGCCTTAAAATCAGCCACCAAAGCAGCAGCCAGGCCGGCAACAGATCCGGCATCATTGACCGGGCGCGTGGAGACAGTCAGGTGATCATCATCCAGCCGCTGGCCTCCGGAGCGGTACTGACTGAGAGACTCCAGGAAAGCCGATACTCCCGGCTCCGTGCTGAATGACACCTTGGGCAGCAGGCGCCGCACGGCGCCGATGCCACCATGCACCTCAATCGGCATGGCCACATAGACATGCCCTGACTTTGAAAGCTCAAACTCCTCTTCCTGCGTCTCACCCAGGACGCCATCGGTCGCATGATCAGGGAGAATGTGGCGCTCTATCGTGTACGGCAGATCCTTTTCCAGCTGATGCATGGACACTGCCGGATCTGCAAATTGCCAGTGGAATGCATTAACGATACGAATCGTCTCGTTATTTATTTGGAAGAGTACGGCCCACACATGATGACTGTGTTCCCATCCCCAAGCGCAAGCCACCGGCAAAGACGAATCGAGTAACGCAGGCACTCCGCTGCGTGACTCATCCTCCACCGCGGAAAGCTCACGGCCCAGGTAGGCACCTTCGAGCGCGACACATGGAACATTGAGATATTCCTCCCGCCACCGAAGTGGGTCCATGTGGATCAGCTCTTTCTCTGCATTCTCGCGCGGATACACAGGCGAGCCATCATCACGCTTGGCCGTGTCTATGTTCTCGAACGATACAAACCACTCCGCATCATCCTTGACCTGGCGCACCAGTCGGTGGTGATGATTCTTGCCGCGGTATGTGGAGATGAAAACCACGCCGCCATCATTCTGGCGGATGATCGGGCTGATGTAAGCCCAGGCCAGCGGATCAGAGAGCGCATATTCAGAGAAGATCACAAGGCCAGGATTGGCGCCCACCACCGCATTGTATTGATCAGAGCCAAGCATCTGATAGGTGGAGCCGTTATAAAACTCCAGCATCATCTGCGCATCGGAGCGCCGACTCACCATGTCCGGCGGAAAGGTCTGATCAATGAAGCGCTTGCCGCTCTCCGGATCTACGCCATTCCAGATGGCCACCCTGCACTGCTTATGCAGCGGGAAGAGGTGCCATATATTCATCACCCGCTTCTGTGATGCGAGTGATGCCAGCTCCATGGCGTAGCGATCCTTGCCAAGGCGCCGCGACCATACATGAATCTGCCGCCGCTGGGCCGGCTGGCCATCCGTGCCGTAGTAGCGCTCAAGGGCTCTCTGCTGGTAGGGGTATGGCTTCCACGCATACGGCAGGACCGTGCCGGATTCGAGCGTGTGAGTTATTGCCACCATGATGAGAGAAAACCTCGCAACTCGTTGTAAGTCAAGGACTGTCAGAGGCCGACAGAGAAAACCTCGGCATCCTACGGAGCGCGCCTACACAGCGCGAAAGCACACTAACAAAGACAATGCAAGCTCTTGATTCTTAAGAATATCATACCCTTACACCCTGTGGATAACCCTGTGGATAACCTGTGCATACGCTGTGCATATGCTGTTTATGTTGCCTGGCACAGTTGCTGCAATCATTTCCCCGTGCCGCTCCGGAAGGTTGGCATGCGCTCTGCAAATCTTTTCAGCCACTGCCCTGAT